GATGGTGGTACTGCACCTACTAATCCTAAATATGTAAAATCATTTGCTAATCATATGTTCTATGGTGGTATGTCTAATTCAACACATAGTGTTATTTTTTCAGGACCATTTACAGAAGATGATTTTGATACAGGTGCTGGTGAAATAAAAGTTGGTGATGTTGTTACAGGATTAAAAGTATTTAGGGATGAACTATATATATTTTGCCAAAGAAGAATTTATAAAGTAACAGGAACAAGTTCTAGTAATTTTGCATTAGCTGAAGTTGCAAAGAACGTTGGTACAATAGCACATCATTCTATTCAAGAGGTAAGTGGAGACTTGCTATTCTTATCTGCAGATGGAATTAGAACAGTTGCTGGTACAGAAAGAATTGGTGACGTTGAACTAGGTACTGTATCTAAACAAATACAAGATAGAATTAATGATATTACTTATGATAATGTTACATCATTAGTTATTAGAGATAAATCTCAATATCGTTTATTCTATCCTAAAACAACAGGAGTTGAATCTAATTCTAGAGGTATAATTGCAGTTATTAAAGTTAATCCTAATACAGGTCAATTAGGATATGAGTATGCAGATATAAAAGGATTAAAAGTTTCTTGTTGTGATTCAGATTATATAAATAATGTTGAAACAGTAGTTTCTGGTGGTTATGATGGTTATGTATATAAACAAGAAACAGGAAATGTTTGGACAAGAGCAACTTCAACATATAATTTAGACTCAACTTATAGATCTCCAGATATGACTATGGGAGATCCTGGAATAAGAAAATCAATGGAAAGAATTAATTTAAACTGGAAACCCGAAGGGGAAGTTGCAGCTAATATGTATCTTCAGTTTAATTATAATGATGTAAATACTCCTCAACCTAGTGTTATAACTTTAGAATCATCTGGTAGTGGGGCGTATTATGGAACAGGTATTTTTGGAACATCTGCATTTGGTCAAGGAGATTTACCTATAACAAGAAAATCAGTTGAAGGATCAGGATTTGCAATTGCATTAAAAATAACTGATACAAGTAATAATATACCTTGGTCAATCCGAGGATTTCAATTAGAGTTCGTACCAGGAGGAAGACGATAATGGGAGCAACATATACAAGACAGAGTTCATCTGGCATAGTTGACGGTGGAGTTATTGAGGCAACAGATCTTAATAATGAATTTGATCAACTTCTAGCTGCCTTTGCAGTATCTACAGGACATACTCATGATGGTACTGCTGCAGAAGGTGGACCAATTACAAAATTATTAGGTACTGCAATCACTATAGGTGATGGTACTTCAGGCACAGATATTGCTGTAACCTTTGATGGTGAATCAGCA